CTGCTCTCATCAGAAGCGTTTCCTGTACCAAAGCAGTCTTTCGACTGCGAGGGGCATGGCGGTGGCGATGGTGCCGACAGCGACTGCCTCACGGTTGGCGTACCAGTGACCGACCAACAGCAAGATGGATTGCTCCACATCGCGCGTCAGGCCCATTTCGACAGGCTCGACCGGATCAGCATCCACCAGCTTTCGGTCGCAGTGCTGCTCGACGTGAGCTTTTGCCGCCTCGATATAGCCACCGATCAAGGCGTCTTCTTCATCGCCGTCGACCCTCAGGTGCAGTTTCACGGTGGCTAGTTCCAGCATTTACTTGTCCTCTTTCGGCGCTACCGGCTTGGTTTCCTTGGGCTTGACCACCCGAGGCTTGCCGTTGGCATCGATCTCGACGGCCAAGCCCTTGCCAATCAACGTATGGGCATATTCGTCATCAGCCTCCTCGAACACCGCCCCGGCCTTTACCTTGTTCGATTCGGCCCCAAGCAACTGACCGTTACCGACGAAGCCCCACAGAATCTTGATTTTCATGCTGCCTCCTGAAACGAGCAGGCCGGCAATGCGCCGGCCTGAGTAGGGTTGGGTTACGGCGCGGTCGGGAAACGACCTTTGACCAGCGCTTCCTTGCGGCGCACACCGAGTCCCAGGCGTTCCTCTACCAGAAGGGCGATCTCGTTTCGGATGAACTGATCGTTGATCAGCCCCATCTTGAACTGGAACGACATGCGATCGAATAAGGTCGTCGAGCGTGCGAAGTTGGCCACCAGGAACTCGCCGCCAGTGTCTTCATCACCCTCGTCCATGCTGTCCGAGGTGATCACTGGGCGCCCCCACAGGATTGGAGTGACCAAGCCCTGCAGGTTGGCGAACAGGTAGCGGTTCTCGCCGTCCTTCTGCAGCTCGATGTTCATCCAGTCAAGCTCAGTCATGGTCACGCCATCGGCGGACATTTTCGACTGTTTGCGTACCTGGTAAATGGCACGGCGTACCAGATCGATCGCGGTATCACCGGCCTTGCTCAGGGTGGCGTCATAGCTGGTGGCCTGAGTCATCAAACCATTCAGGTTTTCGCCGGCACCGTCGCCCTTGAGGATCTGCGCCTCTTCCTCGAGTTTGAGGTCGTAACGCAGAAGCTGCTGCAGATAGGCGAACATCTGCGGCACGTCGGACAGGACCTCATCCGTGGCTGGCATCCAGACCGCGATCTTCTTCACGCGGTCCGTCTCGGTGGTGAAGGTCACGTTGCTGGTCGGCTTCAAGCCGCCTTCCGCCACCGGTGCAGCGCCCCGGGTGTGTACGTTCTCACGGAAGTAGGTGTAGTTTTGCCCGATGACCGGAATCGTCGTCAGCAAGTCGCGAATGCGAAGCTCCTGACGAATGCCAGGCTGGATCACCGGATCGTACGTCGGTGCAACGATGCCGGCGCTGGTGACTTTCATTTCCTTCATGCTGGCCAGATCGGACTTCGTCACCTCGATCTCGGCCGTGCTGACGCTCTTCAGCTGCAGGCCCTTGTAGTTGTCGTGGCCTTTGACGAGATCGATGAAGCTCTTGCCCTCACCGGGCTGGCCGCGCAGCTTGACGCCCTTCTGCTCCAGGTCCTGGACCTGGTCGATCACGCGCTGCAACTCGCCCTTCTGGTTGTCAATCTGGGTCTTCAGGTCAGTGGTGACCTTATTACCTTTCTCGACTTCAGCGATGGCTGCGTCGTACTTGGTTTGCAGACCCGCGAAGCCGGTTTTCAATTGCAGCTCCAGCGAGTCCTTCAGTTCTTTTACTTCGCTCATGGCGATACTCCGAAATGGTGGGTGAACAGTTTGGAAATGTCTTTCAGCTCATCCACGATCACCGTGGCCTCGCTGCCGCCGTCACGGCGTAGCGCGGGATAGCCGAGCGAAGCGACTGTCGCCGCTTCCTTCTGCGAGAGGCCCATGCGTTCGCGCAGGGCGTTCTCGAAAAGTCGAATGTCGGATTTAACGGTGAGGATTTGCGCCTCGGGATTCATACCGAATGGCACAAACGAGGCTTCCCAGAGTTCCGCCTCCTTGATGATCCGGACGCGACGCCCGGCGCGGTCTTCAAAATCTGCCTTGATGGTGTTGAAGCCGATCGACATGCTGTCGAGGATTTCGGCCTTCATCAGCTCGTAGGCATCGCGGGCATAGCTGACGGCCAGATTGACGCGCCCTTTGAGGAACAAGCCGTGATCGTCCTGCGTATAGTCAGCAGCACCGACCAACCGGGTAAGGTCGTGATAAAGGGCAAGCTTCAATTTGCCGCCGCGAGTGGCCTTCACTCGGGTAAAGGCACCCGGGAGGATGACGTCATCGCCAAGGTCGACGTTATTGAACACCGCGGCATAGCCTTCAAAGTTGCCAGCGTCATCCACCGCTTTGAGTTCAAACGGGACTTCAAGCTTTGACATTAGTCTGCATCTCCCACCGGGTAACCCGGTCGTACTCCGCGCCAGACAGGGGCGGCAGGTTCTCTTTTTTGCGAACGTCGTTGACGGACATCCAACCGGATCCACCGGAACCGCCAAGTGCTGCCTGGAAGTAAGTCGCGCGGCCAGCGCTGTCGGCGCGCAGCAAGCCCTCGACGACGAACTCGACGAAGCGTGAGCTGGAACGAAACATCTTGTCGTTGAGTTCGTCTTCGACTGCGTCGATGTAGGGTTTGAGGCCGAAGGTGATGAACCCGGTGAGCTGCTGCTCAAGGTTCGAACCCATGATTGAGGTCTTGTTGGCACGGTTGGCCAGCCACAGCGGAACGCCATAGATGCCGGCCAAGGCCTCTTCCTGGAACTGCTGAGACTCGATGAACTGGGCGTCTTTCTGACTGAGTCCCGCCGGCTGGATCTTGGGGTTGCCCTGCAGGATGGCCATCTTGCCGATGTCCGCCGCGTCGCCTTGGCGCACATCCGGGAATTTCTCCATGACCTGCGCCTGTTGCTGCTTGGTCAGGAACTGCTCATAAATCACATAGCCACCGGTGAAACCGCCCTTGCGCATGAAATGCGAGGACCACTGCTGCCCCGCTTTGGCCAGGCCCATGGTCTCAGCCTGGTACTCAATGGGGGACAATCCGGTGATGCCGTCGAGACTGAACAGCTTGAAGTGCAGCATGTTCTCGGGCGAAACCGGAAAGCGGTCACCGTCCTTTGGCTGAACCCAGTACATAAGCTCGCCATCGGTATCGATGGTCACGGTGTCGGTGGATACGGGTACCAGACCGATTGGCGTGCCGTGGACATTGCGCTCGATCAGCGCGAAGGCATTGCCTCTCAAAGCCATGTTCACAACGATGAACTTCAGAAAGCTCAGCATCGTCATGTAGGGATTGGGTTTGCGTAGAAGCTTGAGCGCCGCATCGGTGTCCGCGACTTGCTCACGGCCTATCTTTTTATCGTCGTACAGTTTCAGCGGTAAGCCGCTGAGGGATTCCGACAGGATCTTCACGCATGACCAGACCATGCTGATCGATAGTGCGCTCTTGGTCGTGATGGTGACACCGGCTTTAGTTCGCTTACCGCCGACCTCCATGTCCACTTCGACATAGTTGCCCGTGGATGGATCGGTGTAGCCGAAGAACCGCCAGCTGCTGGGGTTGTACCAACGAAATGCCATGGTCAGCCTACTAGTCCGAAGAATCCGTTATTGAGGTAGTCGTCCAGGCCGCCTCGGGCCTCAGGGTTGAGAGCCATCAGCGACACGGCGTTAAAGGTGGCCATGAGCGGGTCAATTTTTGCGGTGCCTGATGCCTGCTTGGTGATCAGGAATGCGTTGGCCGATGGAACGCCCTTGGCGTTGCCGCAGGCCCAGGCCATCAACGGCTGACCGCAGTGGAACAGCGAGCCATCAGCAAGGCGACGCTCGGTAGTCTTGATTGCACCGGTAAGTTTCCAGCCCTGGGAAATGCCGACAATCTGCTCTTCTTCAACGCCCACATCTGCCAGTGCGTCGAGCACCGCGCCGATACCAGCCGGGTCGAGCCCGACCTTATCCAGCAGGCCGGCCTGATTGATCCGCGCCACGATGGCGGCGAACTGATCGACGTCGTCACCAATCTTGTCCACGAGGGTCAGGTCACCGGTGGCTTGTAGATCCAGCAGGCGAGGAGCTTCGGATTTGCGCCGTTCCAGCACGGAGGGATGCGCCCAGGCGTGCGCCCAGTGCAGCCATGTGCGCGAATCGCGAACGCGGCCGATCACCGATAGGCCGAGCAAGTCATCCAGCCCCCCGCCATCGCCGCCCACCTCGATGACCTCGCATTGCTCGAGCAGATCATCCAAAGTCATGCCGGCCCGGGCCTGTGCCTCCCAAAACTCAGCGCCGACCCAATTGTCGGACATCAGCGCAAGCCCGATTTCGATGTTCAGGTGTTTGGCGAGGAAGCCACGCACCTCTGCTTCGCCGTCGATTTCCGCCTGCATGAACAAGCGTTCCAACGTCGGCCGGTCGACTGAGTAGTTGATGTTCGGGTTAACCAGGTGGAAGTTTTCAGGCTTCCGCGCGTCGCCGCTTTTGATCATCTCCTGTGAGAATTCGTAGATGATCGGCAGGAAGCGGTTGTCATCGATCCGACCATCCCGCACGCCGCGGGCATAGTTCAGTTTCGACCTGAAGACACCGGCCGGCGGTTCGTTCGATTGCGTCGTTAGCCAGATGATGAAACCTTCCGGCCTGGACAGCAGGCCGCCCGTGGCTTCACGGATCATGTCCGCCGCTTTCGGGTTTTTGCCGAACAGCCAGGTTTCATCGATCAGAACGCCGACGGCTTTCTTACCGCCAACTACGTCGCTGTCTGCTGCCACGACTTTCAGCGTGGCTCCCGTCTCACGGTGAGTAATGAGCCGCAAGTGCGGCTGGACGTGCAGCAGTATTTTCAGCTCATCGTCATTGTTGACCATGTCCTTGGCGGGGACGAAGGCGTTATCCGCAATCTCCTTGGTGGGGGCCAAGATGATGAACTCGGCCGAGAGCCGCCAGTTTCGAACCAAAGCGGTCAGCATGATCGCCGCCGCGATCGTGGATTTGCTGTTCTTCTTCGGGATGCAAAGCATGAACTCCCGAATCAGCCGCTCGCCTGTCTCGCTGTTGTAGCTACCGAACACCGCGCCGGCAAACGCCAGAACCCAAGGCGCGCATGCAGACTCGATCGTTGGGCTACCGGGCGCATCAACAATCTTCAGGCCCTTGAAAACTTCGAGGCTTTCCTCCGCTTCAGATGGAAACAGCGGCGGCGGGATGATGGATTCGCCCGCAGAAAGCCGCCGCCACCAGTCCTGGCAGGCAGTTGTCCACTGCATAGATCACCCCTTGACGATTGAGAGGGGCGGCTTGCCCTGTGCATACCTGCCCTTCCCCGCCTGCTTCGCAGCGTCGGCAACGGCTTCTTTCTTCCCTTGATCGGCGACCTTGCCGTGGATGTAGGGCATCAACGCCTTGGCGGCATCGACCCGAAGCCTGGGCTCGGCGGCCTGCTCATTCATGACTGCCACCAGGAAGTCGCGGGGATCGGCAAACTCGGCGAAGAGCAGACCTTCCTCGGCTGCCTCAACCTCCGCAGGCGAGTTAACTTTCCCTGCAACTTTAACTTCTGCCGAGGTAGCGTTCTTCGCTCGAGTCTTGCGAGAAATCGCAGCAATGACATCGGGGTCTTTCGCTAGCTTGGACCCCGCCTGCGACGCGGTTTTCTCGGAGTATCCGGCGGCAATTGCCGCCTCTCTTTTTGAGGCTCCCGACTGCAAAGCGTCAGCAAACCGTCGCTTTTTGTCGGTTAAAGCCATGGTTAACTTTTCCAAGAAAGGGGAAAAAATGTGTGCGTGCGGTCGAGGGCGGTCTAGTCACCGGCCGAGGCCAGATTTTTAGCCCCCCCCTGGGTCTGCCCCTCAGAGCGCGCCCGGCGACGGTGGAGCGATTCAACCCGCGAGTCCGGCCGCTTCCTCAGCCTGCTTGACCGAGTCGTGGCACGTCTTGCAGAGCGCCTGCCAGTTGTCTTCGTTCCAGAACAGATCCTGATCGCCTCGATGCGGAACCTTGTGGTCGACCACGCTGGATGCGGCAGTCAGACCCTGTCGTTGGCAGTAGACGCAGAGTGGATGATCGCAAAGGTAACGTTCTCGTGCCTTCTGCCACTTGTAGTCGTAGCCACGCTGGGAACTGGTCATGCCGCTACGCCAGCTGCCCGGGGTCACAACCCTGACTCGGGAGCCTGAGCTTTCCTTGATCCGAAAACCGAGCGTCTTTAGCCTTGCCATCAGCCCTCTACCTTGCGGGTTGCCGCATGGTCGTAATAGCCGCGCACTTTCTCCACGCCCAAGAAGCCAACAGCACCGCCAGCGAAGGTGGCCATGCTTTGGGGCAAGCCCATCCATTCAAGCAAGGGAACCAGTGACAGCGTGACCAGGCCACACAGCGCGCCTTCGAGGTACATCTGACGGCGTGTACCGCTGCCATACATCACCCGCAGCACCGCAATGCCGACTGACAAACCAGCGGCATAGAGTTGCGGCTGATGCAGAACCAGCCACGCAATCACAGCGGTCCACAGTCCGGGATC